CATAACGTCGAAATCTTCCACATCTACGGCCGGAGCCGCGTTATCTGTCGCCATGAGCTTTACCTCTCAAGTAGGAACCAGGCAGAGCGTCTGCCAGTCCGATCAAACCGGTGTGCCATGCGGGCACAGCTCAACTTTGATACTACCAGTATAACGACTACTGGACAAATGTCCAGCAAAAAAGTTGAGGGTTGAGAGATGAGGGTTGAGTTGTGTCACAAAGTGTGCAGTGCTTTTGTGACAAAGCGTATGCACTTGCGCGCGGAGTTATACGTTTTGCAACGGTTTGCCGGTGCGGATGAGCGGCGACATTTCGGAATGTTGGCGAGCGGCGACTTGTAAGAAAAACAGGGGTGTTTTTCTTACGGGTTTCGTTACAAATACAGAGTTGTCTCTATAACAGGGTTCCCGAGCGGGGATAAATACCGGGAAAGCGGCTGGATTATACCCGAAAGGGTGCGAGCGGGAACATGGCCTTACACTAAGCGGGAGGCTTCGGTGCGGCGCTGTTCGAGGGTGTCCCACAGCTCCTGCAAGGCGTTGAGCTGGCCGGCGGCGTGGGCGAGGTAGCCGGGTTCTTTGGCGGTGGCCATGGTGGCGACTAAGGTGCTGGCGTCGGCAATGCGGTCCTGCAGCTCGAGCATGACGGCAAGGTAGGCGGGCGGTGCTTGGTCGCGGGAGAAGGCGAGGGCGCCTTCGCGGTCGAAGTCTTCGCTGACGGTGTAGAGGTCGGTGGGGATGGTTTTGGTTTTTTGCGTGAATAGCATAATTTTTAAGCTGTTTGTGTTTGCTGTTCGCGAATGGCGAATTAGCCGCGGCGCATGACGATGATCTCAAGCGCATGGATGGCGTTCTGCAGGTGCGGGCCGCATTCCCGGCAGATGGGGCCGTAGTGGGTGTCGTGGCCGTGGACATCTTGGATACGAAGCGGCTTGGCACAGATGCCGCAGCGCGGGATGTCGCTGCCGCGGCGTCCGGGGCGCAGGCGGCTGGGCGGGGATGGCGGCGACATGGTCATGGAAGAGAGGGATGAGGCTTGAGACCTGAGACCTGAGGTAAGATCAATAGCTGCCTCCTCCGTGGCTGCGCAGGATGTCACCCTCGACGTTGATGGCGTCGGAGAGGCAAACGTAACGAAGCAAATCGACGAAGTCCTTGGTTGCTCCCTTTTTACCGTCAGCCGCAGTGTAAGTTTGTAGGGCGTAGATGACATTTTTGCAGTTCTCGCTGATGTAGAGCTTCGGCTGGTTGCGCGCGTCCACCGGCTTCTCGGGGTTGTATGACAGGGCATCGTTAATCATCGACACGCCTTCATCGATGCTGTCGCCCGGGGTCGCCGTGAAGAGCATGCCGAGGTCGGCCATCTCGTCGATGAGGGTCGTTGGGGATTCCTTGCCGAGCGTGCGGGCGTTGCCGTAGCGGCTGTCCATCCAGCGCTCAAAGATTTCCTCGCCGCCTTCGACGCGGAGGATTTCGTCTTTGTAGCGCTCGAGGCCGAAGCCGAAGTCTTGCTGCGCGGGTCCGGGCTTGCCGTCGAGCTTCTTGCCATCCGGCAGCGCCCACTCGCCGGCATAACCAATGCCCTCGATGTAGGACGTTTGGTCGGGCCACTCGCGGTAGACGACAATGCGGCCAGATGTGTCATGCACCGTCCAGATCATCGCCCAGTTCTTGCCGCTCGCCGGATCGACCCAATGGTAGCGGGTGCCTTGCGGGACATCCGAGGCGCGGATGACGTGGACCTTGGGATTGAAGAGCGGGAAGCGGCCGCTGATGGCTTTGGTCGGGACGCCGTAAGCGCGGCAGAGGATTTTTTCTTTGCTCTCGCTCTGCAGCTCTTTTTTCATCCGCGACCAGCCGGCCCAAGGATTGCTTTGGGTATGGAAGTAAAGGATCGGGCGACCTTTCGGATTGATCTGCTCGATGGGCACCTTTTCGTGGCCGGCGATCTCGCCCTTGTCGTTTTTGAGCGGGAGCAGCTCGGCGTCCGCATCGGTGATGGTCTTGGCGCCGGACAAGTAGTCGGCCACGGTCGGCGACCAGCCTTGGATGGGCGTAAACGTGACAGCGAGTCTGCCGTTGCGGTCAATTAGTCGAAAACGCAACGTCTCAATCCAGTCAATATTTATCAATTCGTCTGCCCAGCACAGGTCAACCTCACCTCCTTCTATGACACTGATGTCCTGACAGTAATTGCGAAAAATGCAGACCGATGCGTTCGGGGCTACAAATTTGGCCTCGCTAAACCCATTTTTAATTGTGAAACTGATTGAAGTGACGGCCCCCTTGCGAGCGTTTCGCCATTCCGGCGGCATATATTTCCAAATGCGGGGCTGCTGCATCTCAACGGACGACGCTGCAGAGCTTTGAAAGCACCAGACGACCGCTCCGGGCTTGGAATACATAGTCTTGATGACTTCTTTCGCGGCCCACTCCGTTTTTCCCGAGCGGTTTCCACCCATGACGAGAATTTCGCGGTGCTTTTCGAGCAATTCAGACGCGCGCTTCCACACCGGCGGGATGTAGCCGTAGCGGAACGGGTCACTGGCCTCGCGGGCGATCAGCTCTTCGCGTGTTTTGAGATATTTCCAGCCTTCGTCCGGTCCCAGCTTCTCCAGCAGGTCGAGATCGACCTGCATGACAGGGTGCGGCGTGGGCTTGAAGCGTTGTGCGTGCTCGTTCACGAAAATAGAATGGGCGCTGGCTGGTTGACGCTCGGACCCTCCCCAGGGCCGATTTTGTTAAGCCGAGCCAGCGCCCAAATTTTTGATGTCCATCGTGGGATTCTCCAAGACGACGAACTGATCGCTGCGCATGTAGCGCGTCTCGCCGGTGTCCTCAAGGATCACGGCGTAGATGTTGTTGAAATAGGCTCCCTGCGATTCGACATACCACACCGAGCCAAGACCGAGCGGGGTCTTGACGGGAACGGGGCGGGCGAATTCATGGATCATTGGAGATTTGAAATTTGAGATTTCAGAAAGTGAGGCAGGGCTGGGCGATACCACATCGGGCTGAACCTGGCCGCACAGATGTTATGTCTGCCGCTTTCAGCACCCTGCCAAAAGATGTGCAGGCGCCCCGCTCGTTTCGCTCGGCGGGGCTGGGCATAACGGCATGCGCCGCGGGACCACACCACATGGAATCCCGGCGAAAGCCCGATTGAGCCTGCAGGTTTAAAGTCATTTGGATTGCTTGCGCTTGCGCGCGGCGAAGGCGGCGGCGAGGGCGGGCAAATTGTTGCTGGCGCGGTCGCGGCCGACTTCGTTGTAAAGTTTGATGGCCTGCTTGAGCTTGGCCTTGATCTCTGGCGTGTCGGTCGGATGACTCGTCAGGTCGTACATGTCGCGGGGCTTAGTCATAAATGGTTACCCTCCATAGCCCGATTTGAGCCACCGCATAGCCCAACCAAATCAGACTATGCCAGTAGCGGTGCTGGATGAGGCCGAGGTCGATGGCAACGGCGAAATAGATGAAGCCGACCAAGGCAATAAGGATGCCGGAGGTCATTCCGCGTCCTCCTCTTTGCCGCAGCGGATCGCCCAGGCGAACATTCCGCCGTAGGCTGCCAAGGCGCCGAGCACTATGCCTGCGGCGAGGCCGATGAGGATGTAGCCGGCGGCGGTCACTCAATCACTCGCCTCCATTTGTCGCGCCAAAGGCTGCGGGACATCGTGCCGGCGGCTCCGCAGACGGCTTCTTCGCTAAGGTGGGGAAAACAGTCGTGCAACAGTTCGTGGATGATGGTGTCCATCTCATCAACGCCGCTCTGCCGCGGGTCAATGTATACACGGCCATCGCCCAGCGTCATGCCGTCCGCTTTTTCGCGGCCGAGCTTGCGCCGGACAATGGCTATGTATTTGCGGCGGGGCATTAGGCGAGGTCGGCTTGTCTGGCATCGCACTCGGCACCGCAGGCGGCGTATCCGGCGACATCAATCCAGTTGTCCGCTTTGTGGCAGTGCGCTTGGCGGGCGATCTTTACTAGGATCATCAGCGCGGCGATGTCGGATGCCGTGACCAAGACCTGCGCGCCGTTGGTGCGCGACAGGTAGCTGGAGAACATCTCGGCCTGCGTCCCGAAGTCATCCGCGGGCGAGCCGTAGTCCTCGTTGCGTGATCCGCACACGGCGGATGATGCGGCATCGAGTGTGAACTTGGCGATGTGCATTAGGCGGCTTTCTTCGCCATGAGCTGGACGTAGTGGAGGTTGAGACGCGCTTGGAAGACCTTCCAGAACGGCTCGGCTGAGAACATCCAGGCGACCTCAAAGTCGTCCGGGGATTCTTTGCCGATGCGGACGATACCGCGGCGCTGGACCTTCATGGTCGGCCGGTTCTCATTCCAGAGTTGCTCGTAGCCGGCGAGCTGGACTTTGTGCGCTCCGACGATGGCTTTGCTCGTCTTCCAATCCAACAAGACGATCTTTCCGTCGCGGTCGCGGCTGGGCGCATCGATGGTGCCGCCGAACAAGTAAGTTTCGCTTACAAGTTGAACCTCCGGCTCAATGACGGTGAGACCTTCTTCGTCCCACCAGCGGCGGAAGTTGTTGTAGGCGATGGTGGCTTTCTCAACATCCGCGGGGCTGAACTCGGAGAGGTCGGGTTCGTGGTTGTGCAGGAAGCACTCGATCATAAAATGCGCCACGGTCCCGATGTCGGCTGCCTTATCTCTCACTCGTCGGTAGTCTTGGCCTTCGCATCCCAATTTCCACGCCCAGTGGATGAGGCCGCTGCTGTCCTCGCCGATCTTGGCGATGGTGCTGGCGCCGGGAACATCGGTGCCGTCTTTAAGCGGATACTTCTGGTGGGCGCGGGTCTTTTCGAGGCGGACGATTTTGCGTCCGTCCTCGGTGAAGCGATCCGGCTCAACGGGCTTGGCGGCTTTGGAAGGGGAGCGGCGTTTTGCCGCCCCCCTTGTGGATTTGGTTGTGGTGTTTTTCTTGGGCATAAGAATTACCAGCTAATTTCTTCGTCGTCGGTGCCGGTCTTGCGAGCGGCGGGCTTGGCCTCGGACACGTCGAAGCCGTAGGCAACGGCGCTGCCGCCATCGCCCCAAGTGACGAGGTCATGCACCATGACAGCCTTGGGCTGCAGCGTGATGCCGGCGCCCAGCGTGCCCGTGTACCAGCAGTAGGGAACGACCGCGACTTGGATCTTGCTGCCGCCGCCGACATTATCGGTGATGATGTCGCCGGAGGCGTTGAAGAGCTTCGGTGCGCGGCTGTAGGTCTCGCCGGCTTTGTCTTTGCCGACCGCTTTGACCTTGAGCTTGAGCTGGACGAGACCGTCGTTGTCTTCCCACGGCGCGGCGTGGAGCTTGAGTTTGTCTTTCTTCAGCTCGGCTTTCTTCTCGGCAACGAATGCGGAGAAAAGCTCTTCGGCTTGCTTGATGAACGGTTCAGCTTCCTCGGCGGTTAGCTCGAGGTTGACTTTGAACACTCCCACGTCGTCGAACTTGGTGTCGGGACGGTTGAGGTGAGGATACCGGGCGATGCCCACGGGTGTGGTTAGGGTTTTGTTTGGCATATTTATGCGTTGGTTGGTTGTGTTTTTGGTTGGACAGGAAAATCGGAATGACGCATGAGGGCGCAGAAGTCGCGCAGCGTGAGGGTGACGAGCGTGTCGCTATGGTCGCGGCGGTGGACGACTGCGGAGTATTTGTATTTGCCGGGGCCGAGGTCTTTGTTGGCATCGCGCCGCGCTTGGCAGATGGCCGCATCAAGATCCAGACGCGCGCGGCCGTGGCGCTTGCACTCAAAGTGCCAATCCGGCAAGCAGGGCACGATCACGTCGGGCGCAGAAACTCCCCATCGTCCCTGGCTGACCTGCGCGCCCCGCTTGGCCGGAAAACCTTCGGCGGTCAATGCTTTAGCGACCTCGCGCTCAAAGCATGCGCCTTTCTGGCGGGAGTTGATCATTGGCTTGAATAGCTCCAATATCGGACAACGCCTTCGGGAAGCGTCCTATAGCGCGAGTTTTCCCACTCACCACCCCTAACGTATGTGGCGTTCAAAATAACCCATTCGCCGCAGTCATAGGCTTTTAC